CGGTCTGCCGCGCATCGGCAAAACGCTTGAGGACGAATACCGCGCCTTGGGGTTCGGCGCCGAGCCTTTGGTGCATGTTCGCGTTGAGCCGTCCGCGGCCCTGTCGATATGAGCTTGATGAAAGATTGCCAGAGATCGTGGGTGAGAGCTGCGCAGGAGGCCGCGCCCGTGCAGATCACGGTTACGTCGGTCGAACTCCTCAAGATGTCGGCCGGAAATTCCGCGCACGATGCGCAAGTTTTCGAGTTGCAAGGACCCCCGCGCGCGTATTTCGAGGTGCCCTTGGATTGGTTCGCGACCGCCGAAGGCGAATTGACGCCTGCGCAGATCCCCGGCGCCGTGCGCCTCATCCAGCGCGTGCACTACGTGAGTTTTCTCATGCTGGGGGATGATGCCGCGGACGTCCAAGGCCGCGCGCTCAAAGTACTCGAGTCCGTGCGTGCGGAATTGAAACGTGTGACCGAGCAGGGCTATATCTGGTGGCGCCTATTTCCCAAGTACGAAGTCGAGGACGTCGCCACCACCTCGAAGCCCGCGCGACACCGGGTGAGAATGCGGTTGGGAACGCTGCCCACGCTCACCACGCGGTTCTGGCTCGACCTCTCGAAGGCGGTGGGCAACGCTTCATCCGAGCCTCTGGTGCCCCGTGCCTGAGGCGTATGCGGCGCTCGCCTCGCTGCGCAAGATGCTGGTCAAGGAGCGCGAGGACACCAAGGAGATCTTGGCCGGCGGCCGCGGCGAGGAGAAGCACTGGGAGCTCGTCGGCCGCGCGAAGGCGCTCGAGTGGGTGATCGACAAGGTGGCGCAGCAGATCAAACAAGTGAATGGAGGGGATGGCGATGCCGAGACCTGACGCCTACGAACCGAGCCGCTTGGACCGCTTGGCGAGAAAGGCGCTGCGCGAGGTGGAGCGTCCGCTGCCGGACCTCCTCAGGGATGGGTTTCCGTTCGATCCCGGCTGGGTCAACATCGTGGTCGAGGCCGTGCCGCCGAGGACGGTGTCCGATGGCGGTATCGAGGTGGTCGAAACCTCGCAGGAGGCCGAAGCGATTCAGTGCACGGTCGCGCGGGTCTTGAAGTGCGGGCCGGCCGCGATGGAAGGCACCACGGCGTCAGGCATCAAACTCTCGAACTTCCATCCCGACATCCAGACGCCCGCACAGCTGGTTGGTAAGTATGTCGTATTCCAACTGCACTGCGGCCAGGAACTCACCCTGCGCAAGACCGGGCAGAAGATTCGGGTGCTCAAAGTGACCGACCTTTTGGGCGTGACGGTGGACCCGCAGGCGTGGAAGTTCTACATTTGAGTTAAGGTCCGCGGGGTGACTCCAAGCAAAGAGCCCCCCTCCTTTCCCATAGTGCCAGTTGCTGGCATGTTCCTTCAAAGGTCGCACGGCTACTCTGCGTGCTTGGGTCCCCCCTGACCCGTTTGCAAGGAGCATTCGCGCATGTCCGATGACCCCCAGGCCCGCGCCCAACGGCGCGCTCCTGAGACCGAGATCAGCGTCGATCTCGCCGAATCCGATTCGACCAAAGCCGTCCAGCGCCGCGCCAAGCCCGCCGATATCGCCGAAGGCGTACGCGACCAAGAGCCCGGCGAGCGGCAGAAGACCCCGGCCGAGCGCGAACTCTTCAAGCGCATGACGCGCTTTCAGCGCAATTTGACCAAGCAGTTCGACCAGCGTCTGGCGGACGTCGAGGCGCGGCATCAGCAGGAGATGTCGGATCTGCGCAAGCAGTACGACTCGGTCAAGATCGAGCGCGGCGGCGGCGCGGAGGCGGCGAGCGAGCACGAGAAAGCCATGAAGGTGCTCGAGGACCGGCTGGCGGCGGCCAACGAGAAGGGCGACTCTCAGGAAGCCGCGCGCATCACCGCTGAGATGATCCGCGCGGATGGCGCCTATCACGCGAAACTCGCGGGCGCGAAGCAGCGCACCGATACGGCCACGACCGGTGCGACCACTCAGACGACGCAGCCGACTCAAGTGCAGCGCCGAGCCACCGGCCCCACGGCGGCGGGCTCGCGCTTCATCCTTGCCAATGAGGACTGGTGGGACGATCCGGACTACAAGATCGAGAAGGACGCCGCGAGCGCGATCTACGTGGCGCTCTGCAACGAGGAAGGCTACGACAACAACTCCGATGAGACCTTTCGCGAGGTGGCAAAGCGCCTCAAAGCCAAGTTCAAGGATCTCCCCGTCGTACGCCCGCACGCCAAGCGCGGCGCCGATGACGAGGAGGGTGAGGATGCGGACTTGGACCCAGACCGCGAGTCCCGCCGCGAGCGCGCGCCGGCGCGGCACATCCAGGATCGCGGCGATGCGCGCGGGCAGCGCCAGAACGGCAACCGTCGCACGCTCAGCGCCGAGGAGAAGGCCACCATGATCAAGGTGGGCCTGTCACCCGACAATGATCGGGACGTGGTGCAGTTCCTGCGCGAGGCGATGGCGATGGAGGCCTCGGCATGACCGTCATCGAAGTGGGCGCCGTGGGTGCCGCCGAGATCCGCGAGCAGCATATCGCCCGCGAGGCGAAGAAGCCCGCCATCGCCCGTCAGCGCTCCGAGCGGCGCGCGAAAGGCGCGACCGACGTGCACCAGGTCGATCGCGGCCATGGCGCTTCGGTCTCCCAGCAGGCCAAATCCGCGCACCGCGTGGTCACGGTCGACACCGGGGCGCAGAGGAGCTGGCGCCGCGCGTATTCGCTGCCCTCCTTCCCCGACCCGCCGGGCTACGTCTATTGCTGGATCGCGCGGCACCGGCGCCGCCATGGCGACGATGTCAACCTGCTCGCCTCGATCCGCGAGGGCTGGCAGTTCGTCAAGCCAGAAGAGCTGGACGAGGAGGACATCCCCACCGAGACCTTCACCGGGCGCTTGGGCAAGCATGGCGAGGTGGTGGGCGATGAGACCACGATCCTGATGAAGCTGCCCGAGGCCTTCAAGGCGCAGCGCGATGCGTATTACAACAAAAAACGCGATTCGGCCACCCGAGCCGTCACTCGCAAAAATCCGGGGCTCGAGGTGCAGAGCCCGGCGATGCCGTTGGTCGAGGACCGCAACGAGGTGAGCTCTGAGCTCGTAAAGATGCGCGCACGCCGCGCGCCCCGGCCGCCCGGGGAAGAGTAGCCAACCACCACCATAGGGAAATCCAATGGCCAACATCAGCAACCCGTCCGGGTTCCACCCGGTCAAGCACGGACTCGGCGGCACGCCGAACCGGACCAACACCTCGGGCGATTACTCGATCGCCGGCGGCTTGGCCTCGAACATCTATCGCGGCTCGATGGTCGCGCCCACCGGCACCGGCAACAACATCAACGTGGTCGCCGCAGGTGCGAACGCGATGATCGGCTCCTTTCAAGGCGTCTCCTACGTCGATGCGGGCGGCAACACGCAGTTCCGGCCCTATTGGGGATCTGGCCAGACCATTCTCGCGAACTCGACCCCGGAGGCCTACGTGTGGGATGACCCAGCGCTCCTCTTCGATGCGCAAGTGTCGGGCACCGCGGGCTTGGTCGCCGGGAACATCGGCAACACCGCCAACATCCTGGTCGGCACCGGCTCCGCGCTCACCGGCACGAGCGCCGATCAGGTCGATCAGTCGACGCTCTCCGCCTCCGCGACCAATCAGCAGCTCATGGTGCGCTCGCTGCGGCTCCTCACCAACAACGCGTACGGGCAGTACGCGCGGGCGCTGGTGTCGATCTTCCTGCACTACTACCAGCCGGTCGCCGGTGTGGGCGTGCCGTTCTAACCGTCGCTTCGAACAGGAGTTATTGAAAAATGGCAATTTTACGCAGCGACGAACGCAAGCAGCTCCAGTTGGGGTTGAATGCGGTGGTGGGCCTGGCCTACAACGAGTACCCCGACCTGTGGCCCGACATCTTCGTCGAGTCGCCGTCCGAGAAGGCGTACGAGGAAGACGTCATGATGGCTGGCACCGGGCCCGGTCAGACCAAGCCCGAAGGCTCGGCCATCGAGTACGACGACATGTTCGAGACCTTCGTCTCGCGTTACCAGCACGCGACGATCGTCAAAGCGGTCGCGATCACCGAGGAGGCGGTCGAGGACAACCTGTACCTCACCATGGGCTCGCAGATCGCGCGCGCCATGGGGCGCTCGATGAAGTATTCGAAGGAGCTCAATCGCACCAACATCTTGAACTACGGGTTTGCCTCGACCAATCCTGGCGGCGATGGCGTGCCGCTCTATTCGACCGTACACCCGCTCGGCGGCGGCGGGACGCTCTCGAACATGCTCGCGACCTCTGCGCAGCTCTCCGAAGCGGCGCTCGAGCAGATCTCGATCCAGATCGCCGAGTGGACGGATGAGCGCTCGATCCCGGTGCGCGCCATGATCAAGAAACTCGTCATCCCGACCGAACTTCAGTTCGTCGCCGCGCGGCTCCTGATGACGCCGTACCAGCCGGACACGGGCGACAACAACATCAATGCGTTGTTCAAGTTGGGGACGATCCGCGACGGCTTCAGCGTGAATCGCTACCTCTCGAGCCCGACGCAGTGGCACCTGATCACGGACGTGCCGGATGGGCTGCGCGCGTTCAACCGGCGCTCGCTCAAGAAGGGACTCGAGGGCGACTTCGAGACGGGCAACCTGCGCTACAAGATCTCGGAGCGCTACAGCCAAGGCTGGACCAACCCGCGCGGTGCCGCGGCGTCTGGCAACTGATCGCCCCGTAGAAGGGCCGTCCTCGCCGCTGCGGTGAGAACGGCCCGATGTGTGAATAGTGCCCACTTTAGGGCTGCTCGAGGAGCTGCGAATGTCACGTCAATTGATTTCCCGCGCGAACCAGGTTTATTTTGGTCGCGCCTCGATCGGCAACTACCAGATGGGAAAGCCGGGCTTCGAGTGTCACCTCTTCTACCGCTTCCGCCCGACCGGCACGCGCGCGGCGACGTTCACCGCGGGACTTGCCGCAGGCGCGACGTCCGGCACCTTGTCCGCGAACTGGGCGGGGGCTTCAGGCATCTATCCGATCAATTTTTCCGATGGCGAGC